GTGAAGATGGGGTTGCTAAGCTCAAGAAGCGCGGTGGGCGTTGCAGTGGTGACATGAACACTGCAATGGGAAATGTTGTCATTATGTCACTGTTGTTCTACCAGTTGCTGACTGGTCTGGGAGTCGCCTTCGAGTTCTATGACGATGGCGATGACTCCGTTCTGATCGTTGAGCAGGCAGATGTTCAACAGCTTCAGGACGCAGTGCCGGCCTTCTTTCTGCGGCATGGGTTCACCATGAAGATGTCCGCTCCGAGAACGGTGTTTGAGCAAGTCGAGTTTTGTCAGACACAGCCCGTGTTTGATGGCGAGCGCTGGACGATGGTTCGTGATCCACGTACAGCAATTGCCAAGGACTCCTGCTCGACCCTGCCTTGTGAGCAGACTGGAGTGCTGCAGATGTGGCTGCGCGCAGTGTCCGACTGCGGTGAGGCGATCAGTGGTGGGATACCGGTGTGGGATGAATTCTACCGCCGGTACCGCCAACTCTCGGGGGCCGCAAGGCCCGGGGAGTTTCCGGAGTTGGAGACGGGCATGGCTCGTCTCGCCCGGGGCATGCGGCGACGGTTTCGTGAACCGTCCCCCCAGGCGCGTGTGTCCTTTTTCAACGCGTTTGGTGTGGAGCCCTTTCATCAAGTGCTGATGGAAAAGCACTATCGACAGCTCATTGTCGACCTGTCAGTTGTGAAGCAAGGGTGTGGACCGCTTGACCGTGAGTACCTTAGGGGATGTCACGGCCTTGTGGTCTGTTGAGGAATCTGGGTTGCGCGGCTCACAGCCCAAAACGGTTGCCGGCGGATTGGTCGTCCGCTGGTGTCAAATGCCGTGCTAAGAGATTGCTTATGATCACCAGTCATGAAACCGCCGAGATGGCTGAAGGGCTTTTGCCTAACGGGTCTGGCGGATATGGGGCTGGTTGTGACAACCACTGGCGTCTGCCAGTGGAGCGTCTCGGAACTCGCCGAGAGACTGCACGGGTTGGCTGGCCGAAACCAGTACCGCGCGATGAACAGTCCCACTCACGTTGTGGGATCCAGTATTAACGTGACCATGACCAAATCAAAACAAAAGAAGGCTGCGCGTAAGGCGCAGCGTGCCGAAGCTCGGGGAGTGCTCAATGCAGTCTCTCCTGGCCTAGGGCTTGCTCAGGCTGCAGCAAAAGTCACCGGTAAGGTGGCTAAGAAGCAGTCCAAGAAGAAAGGCAGCAGCCCGTTCTGGGGGATCCTCTCCGGGGCGGCGAAAATCGCGGGTGAACTTGCTCCTGTCCTCGCGCCTCTGCTGCTTGCGAAACACGGCCCTTCTGCGGCCAACCTTCAGGCCTCCGGCCCTGCCCCGATGGCAGCCGGAGTGCCGCTGGCGACCCCTGCCAGTTGTGCTACCTGCACTGGTGTGTATGGTTTCAAGCCGAAGTTTGGCTCGGACGGGCGTTTGATGGGGATCCGCATGGCGGGGATGGACTATCTCGGCTCGTTGACTGCGAACAGTGAAGTCGCAGGCACGACCCTTGGAACTGTCGATCTCAACCCCATGGCTCCGGCTTGGTCCGGCACTCAGGCGCAGCGGTTTGCGTCGCTCTTCGAGCGCTACCGCCCGCGTCGTTTGGCCGGCCTTGTCGAGCCTTCGTGTCCGGCGACCACTGCCGGGCAGCTCATCGCGTTCATTGACCCCGACGCTGATGACGACTTTCCATTTCTCGGCCGCCAGGCCATCCAGGTGGCCAGCTCTCATGCTGGCGCCGACGTGTCGCAGCTGTGGGGCATGAATGTCTGCGGTTTCGGTTGGGACAGCCGAACCCAGGACTTTTATGCCGACCCTGATGGTAGCGACGCTCGACTGATCAGCCCTGGAACTTGGCGGGTGATCGCGAACACTGACCTTCCCTCTTCTACCGTGATTGGCAGCATGTATATTGTGTGGGACTACGAGTTTTTGATCCCGCAGCTGGAGGAGATCTCGAGTGGCGGCTCCTATGCGTTCCTTGAGATCCTCACCGGTTTGAATTCCACGCTGCCTCTCGGCACTGAGCCATGGGAGGATGTTGTTTCCGAGGGTGCCTTAGCCGGCCAGCTTGCCGCCACCGGGCCAGCTGGTGCTGTTTCGCACATCTATGGGCTTCCCCCAGGATATTATTTTCTTGAGTTGACATGTGACGCCGCCACTGTGTGGGTCCCAACCGTCACTGCCGACGCTGCGAACTATGTTGTGGCTTCAACACCGCTCGCATCGATCAGTGGCGCTGGGGATAAAGTGTTCCTTTACTTCTTCCTCACCGTCCAATCGCGTTCCGGCAATCCTAGTGACGGTTATGTGGCCATCACTTTTGCGTCGCTGTCTCTCTCGCCTCCGCTTTCTCTCTTCATCTTCTCGTACCCAGGCGGGTTGGGAGCGAAGCGTCGAGACGACAAGAAGACTTTGCAAGACTACGAGCGTGAAGTTGCACGCATGCGTGAGACTCAGGCGCTGCTGATGGCGCGGGTGGATCAACTCGCTGCCAGTCAGTCTCAGAGCGCCGCTCTCGCGGCCTACTCATCGATCGCGTCGACGACCCAGTTGACGCGCCGTTGACCACCTTGCCACAGGTGGCGGTGTCGAAATGCTGTGATAAAAGCTACCGGTTTGACTGAAAGACCTCACCAGCCTCGGGAAGGCGGTGTAGTAGTTCATGACCCAGGCGTATTGGGTATCGTCTGTTTCCAACTGTCGGGACCACGCAAGTGGGGGCCTTAACCTGACAGCACCCTGAT